GCGCCGGCTACGGCTCCGGCTGCGGCTCCGGCGACGGCGACGGCTACGGCGACGGCTCCGGCTCCGGCTCCGGCGACGGCTCCGGCTCCGGCTACGGCTACGGCTCCGGCGACGGCGACGGCGACGGCGGTTTATCGGAGATTAACGGAAACAAGGTCTATCTGGTTGACAGCGTTCCTACGATCTTTTGCTCCGTCAAAGGAAATGTGGCAAAAGGTTTTATTCTCCAGTCAGATCTGACGATGACGCCATGCTACATAGTAAAGCAGAACGATATGTTTGCCCACGGTGATGATCTGCACAAGGCTGTGGCCGCGCTTACAGAAAAGCTGTTTGATGATATGCCCGAGGAAGAACGGATAGCGGCGTTTATCAAAGCGCATCCGGATAAGGACAAGCCCTATCCCAATCAGGATCTGTTTGACTGGCATCATCGGTTAACCGGCTCTTGCATGGCTGGCAGAAATGCTTTCGTCAAAGATCGGGGCCTGACTCTGGATGGGGAAACCACGGTGGTAGATTTTATCAAGCTGACGGCGAACGCCTATGGCTCTGCCACGATCCGCAAACTGGAGAAAGCTTATGAGCTACTTTAGAGTATGCCCCTATTGCGGCGCTTGTTTGGACCCGGGAGAAAAATGCGACTGCAAAGAAAAAGCCGCACCGGAGCTGGAACCTCCGTGTGCGGCACAGGCAAAAAACCTTACTGAAACTATATCAAATCAAAACTGTTTTGTCAAGGAGGGGTCGCATATGGTGACCAAAAGAGGTGTGGCTTTTTACGCCACTGCAACAGTGGAGATCCACTTCCCGGAAGGGCATGTCTGCTGCGACCTCTGCCCGTTGCTGGAAACTTATGCAAGAAAGCAATGCCGACGGACAGGGGAGTATCTGCTGGATACACGCGTAACGGTTGGGTATGAATGTCCCCTGGCGTTTCGGGGAATGGAGGAAATGAATGGACAATCTGAAGATTTATAATCTCGGCCGGGTAGTGCCGGAGAATGCAAAGAAGCCGATATCCGCCGGCCGGCTGAAAGGAAAAACGGACATAAACCCCATGTGGCGGATCAAGGTCCTGACAGAACTGTTTGGACCTTGCGGCATCGGCTGGTGGTATGAGATCACCCACAAAGAGATCGTCCGGGATGATACTACAAACCAAAAAGCGGCTTTTGTAGATATTCTCCTGTTTTACAACGATCCGGAAACAGGCAAAGCGTCCCACGGGATCCCCGGAACCGGCGGATCTTCCTTTGTGGCAAAGGAAAACTCCGGAATGTATTTATCAGACGAATGCTTCAAGATGGCGCTGACAGATGCCATCTCCGTAGCGGCCAAGGCCCTGGGCATCGGCGCTGATGTCTACTTTGAAAAGGACAAGACGAAGTATGATCCTGCCCCGGTACAGGCCGAACAGACCACTGTCAACCCGCAAGAGAAAGCCGCTTATGATGCAGCCATCGCGGAAGTGAAGGCACTGTTGGAGACTGTTGTGGATGCCGACACAGCCAATGCAGCGTCTGTAAAGCTGAAGGATATCAAGCACGCTATGACCTCGGAACACGATGTGGGTGTTCTTTGGAACCGGCACATAAAGGGTTTGGACCTGTTTTATGACCGTGTATTGAAGGCATACACACCGAAGTAAGGGGGGGCTTATGACAGAGTTTTCCTTTCACACTGCCAAGATGGAAGGCGGCAAGCTGATTGTGGATATTCCCTACGAGCAAAGGGGCACCGTGATGCAATTCCTGCGGACCAAAAAGGACAAGCCTTATGACCTGACCATCAAGGAACACCGCAAAAAGCGGAGCTTGGATGCCAATGCTTTGGCTTGGCGTCTGATCGGTCAGCTGGCGGTGGTTTTGAGGATCCCGCCGGATGAGGTATATCAAGGGTATATCCCGGATGTGGGCGGAAACTTCAAGATCATTCCGGCGAAGCCGGAAGAGATCGACGCGTGGACCAACGATTGGTGCAAGGGGCACATCGGCAGAATGGTGGAAGATATGGGGCCTTGCAGGTTAAAGGACTTGGCGGGATATCACAACCTGAAGATGTACAGCGGCTCCAGCGACTACGATGTGGCGCAGATGTCCCGGCTTCTGGATCTGATCATTCAGGACTGCCGGCAGGTGGGAATAGAAGTTATTACAGAACGGGAGAGATCTCTGCTGCTGGAAGAATGGGGCGGCAAAAATGCGTAAGGACACCAAAGCAAGAAACTTTGACCGGAAGGCGAAGATAGCCATATCGGAGCGGGACAGCATAGACGGCTGGCCCTGCTGCGTATACTGCGGGCTTGCTGCTCCTGCGCCCCTGGCTTGGTCTAACGCGCATTATATTGCGAGAAGCCAAGGTGGCTTGGGCATCCCGGAAAACGGCCTTACCCTATGCCCTGAGTGCCACAGGCGGTACGATCAGACCACAGCGCGAAACGAAATGCGCGAATACTTCCGAGGATACCTTGCAGGGCAATACCCGGATTGGGGCGAAACAAAACTTTACTATAGGAGATATGAAAATGCTTAATCACATTGTACTTATGGGCCGTGTGGTCCGCGATCCCGAACTGCGTCGCACTGGCAGCGGTGTGGCAGTTGCCAGCTTCACGGTAGCTGTCGACCGGGATTTTGGAAAGAACGAAAGCGGTGAAAAGAAGACTGACTTCATCGATTGCGTTGCCTGGCGGCAGACTGGAGAATTTATCTCCAAGTACTTCCAGAAGGGCCGTATGATCGTTGTGGATGGCCGTCTGGAGCTGCGGGACTGGACCGATAAGGACGGCAACAAGCGCAGATCTGCCGAAGTGAACGTAGCAAACGCTTACTTTGGCGACAGCAAAAGAGACGATCAGGGCAGCAGCTACTCTGCTCCTGCGGCTGGCTTCGGAGGTTACGCCGCGTCTTCCGCTCCTGCATCGGATTTCGCTATGCTGGAAGACGACGATGCGCAGTTGCCTTTCTGATGGGAATTACATTTGAGGTACCCGGAGAGCCGAGGGGTAAGGGCCGCCCCCGGTTCTCCAAGGACGGGCACGCCTATACAGACAGCGAAACAAGGGCCTATGAAAACAAGATCATCGCTTATTACCGCAAGCAGCTGGGAGCCTTCCAGTGGCCGGACAGCGCGTTTGTTTCTGTAGAGGTAACTGCGCATTATCCAATACCGAAAAGGTCCACAAAGGCGGCCTTGGCCGGGATGCAGGCAGGTACGATCCTGCCCTCCCGGAAACCTGATATTGACAACGTACTGAAGGTGGTCCTGGATGCTTTGAACGGTGTGGCATACAAGGACGACTCCCGGGTGGTGGAGGTATACGCTAGGAAAATATACAGCCTGACGCCTAAGCTGGTGATCGAGATGAAGGGGAGTGAGTAAGTGCAGCGGAAATCATTCGAGAAAGAGAGGTGTACCTAAATGCCGAATAGAATCATCAAGGAAAGTATAGCCAAGTCTGAAAAGGTGAACGGCTTGACAGATTTCCAATTTCGGCTATGGGTCCACTTGATCATTTATGTGGACGATTTTGGAAGAGGGGACGCAAGACCAGCGGTGATCAAAGGCACTTGTTTCCCTTTCCGGGACAGATTGACAAACAAGGATATTGAAAAAGGCCTCGCCGATTTGGCGAGTGCAGGCTGCGTTGGCCTCTACACTGTAGACGGAAAGCCCTACCTGTACTTCCCAAATTGGGAGCAGCACCAGAGGGTGCGTACCAAAGTGTCAAAGTGTCCTGCCCCTTCGGAAAAAGACATCTGTCAGCAATCTGCGGCAATCTGCGGCAACTCGCCGCAAGATGCGGCTAGAATCCAGAATCCAGAATCCAGAATACAGAATACAGAATCCAGAACTATCGCGCAGGCGCGCGAGGCGGATTTTGATACATTTTGGTCTGCTTATCCTCGTCATGAGGGCAAGGACAAGGCTAAAAAGGCGTTTTCAAAGGTCACAGTGCCTTTGGAAACACTGTTGTCTGCCATCGAGAAGCAGAAGCAATCTGCTCAATGGTTGAAGGATACGTGATTGCTATATTTATGTGATGCTTCGGTATAATCCGATACATAGCTATGTCCGCAGGAACAAGTGTATGTGGTATAACCTTTTTTGGTGCATGTGGGG